ATTTTAAATCCATTTTATCAAAAATGCCTTGTTTAAATAATTCGTCTAATGCACGTTGATCATCAAACCATTGTAATCTTTTACCTGATAATAGTTGTCTTAACATATGTCTACTATGCTTATTTGCTTTGAATCCTACTGCACTTGCTAAGGGACCTTTTTTCATATTCTTTCGATGTGTAATCCAGCAGTTACTAAAGTCATTTTCAAATTGAGTTTCTGTAATTGATCTTACAAAGATACTATCAGCGTCTAACGATAGTACATTAGCATCTAATGGTAATACGCCAGCAAGAATAATAAATCTATGATTACTCCAATAATCCTTTTCTTTACCTTTATATTCTAACGGTGTTTCGCTATAAGTAATCTTTACATTATTTTTAAGGCACCAACTAAAGTCTGCACTCTGCATATCGTACACATGTACATGATAATTTAGAAACGGAGCATGATACTTTGCACTTTTAATAAGAGGTATTATGTGTTCTTGAAAGTATTTTGTATCTCCAGATGTGTAAAGATAGTTAGAGTGAGGCATCTTCCATACCTGCTACTCGTAGTTTAACTACGTTTGTAATCTGCCATTGCTTTTGATCAAGTGCTTTTAGCACACCTAACCATTTGTTACGCATAAGAGCAAACTCGTTGATAATCTTTTCATAATCAACGACATCTGCCTCGCCGTCAACGTATTTTTCTACGTCACGGCTAGACAGTGCCCGTTGATAGTTTTCTAGATATTTCTTAAAGAAAGAACTGCGTAGTCTACGTAGTTCAATATTTAAGTAGTTTAGAATTGCTTCTAGTTCTTGTAACTGATTAAAACGATGTTCAACTATACCAGGCATTTCAGACGCTGCACGTTCTACATTACCTTTTAGTTTTACTTCTAATTTTGCGTCTACAAGTTCTGTTTCAAAATATTGTATAGCAGCAGGGATCTGGTTAATATCCCTGCTAACTGCACTATACCAGCCCATCTAGTCTTCCCATTCGTTTAGGTCGTCATCTTCATCGTCTTCATCTGCTAAGTAGTATTGAATTGCTGCATCAAGACTTGACTCAACACCTAAACAATCTTTAAGTGTTATATCATCTACTCCATAGTCAGCAAGAAGATCTACGTACTTTTCGGCGGCTAGTTCGATTTGTTTCTTGTCTAAATATTCTTTAAACAAAGACCAAATATCTGCTATTTGTTCTTCATTCATTTTCGAGTTGCTCCTCATTTATACAGACTCCTCCTCACTTCCATCAATAAGGTCTGCGTCTGCTGTGTCGTTATTTAGCACAGGAGCAAGTTTTTCTTCGTATTGGTTCATAATCATATCAAGCTTGGCGCCTGTCCATGCCTTTCTATAATCAAGATGTTCTTCACCATTTACGTCAATATATTTTAAGCGATTGCCTTGTTTTTCTAGTAAGCCTTTCTTTTCAAACAATTCAACTAGTCCGCTATAAGGATTCATACCTGTTTCGTATGGAATCTTTACTTGCACGCCTTCGAATGGTTTTGCATAACGAGTCTTCATAACTTTACAGCCTGCACGTATACCACGCACTTCTGAAATCTTGTTACCAGCCTCGTCTTCTTTTAGTTTCATCTTTTTCATTGCTACAACAATTGAAGATGCATAGATAAAGCCTTGTCCGCCACTAATCTTGTCATCTGGATCAAACATATCCTGTGATGCATAAGTGTGATTAGTACATACTAAGCCTACATTACAACTACCGATCATGTTAACAGTGTTACGAACAAGTGCGGTCAATTGCTTTGGCTTACGCCCCATATCGCCTTTCATATCACCTTTGTTAAACTGATCAATATCAGTAGGTGTTAGTAACATACCTAATGAGTCAACTACAAATAGTACCTTTGGACGATCTTCTTCTGCCATAGATTTATAGTCTGACATAAACGTACTAATAGTTTTAGCAACGTCATCAATCATACTCATGTTTAGTTTAAGTAGTTTTTCTTCTGATGTATCTACATCTAGTGCGTGTAGCCACGATTCGTCAAGTGCGTTCTCTGAGTCAATTAGTACTACAAAGATGCCTTGTTCTTGTGCATGTTTTACAATATTACCTGCACAAAAGTAAGATTTACCTGCGCCTGATTCGCCTGCAAATACAGTTACCTTACCGAGCGGAACACCCTTGTGAAAGTCGCCGCTAATAAGATAGTTCAGTGCATATGAGCCTGTGCTAATCCAATCAGTTGGATCATTAAAGCCTGTACTCATGCCTGATATGCTTTTTGTTAAGTCCTTACGGAACTTACTAACATCAAATGATTTAGCCATAGTTACTCCTTATTAAGCCAAAGTGTAGGGGATTTCTCCCCCACATGATTTTATGATTGAGATTGTCTTGCACGAATCATTGCAAGAATGTCTTGTGCTCCGCCTGCAGGTTCAGCGGCTGCTGCTGGTGCTGCTTCTGATGCTGCTTCTTCAGTTGACTTAAAAGGAATGTCATCCATGCGTGGATCTGCTGCTGGAGCAGGGGCTGGCGCACTTTGACTTGTAGCAGTTGCTTGTGGTGATGCTGCTTTCATTGGATCACCTGTACGTGCTTGCATACCTGCAGGACGGAAGAAGTTACTCCAACGATCTGCATCATATGCTTCACCGTCTACGGACGCCTCAAACATTTCTTGCATTACTTTTAATGCATTTGCATCTGGTTTTTTAGGAAGAAAATCGTTAAGATTAAACAGTCCATGTGTATTAACAGCCTGCATTTCAGCATCGCCTAATGGACGCTCTCTACGTGCCCATGTGCTTGTGCCGTAGTCTGCATAACCACCTTTTGATGTTTTGTTAAGGCGGAAGTCTACACCAGCAGTATAATCTGTTGGTAGTTCTTCCATGTCAGGATCCATAAGAGCTTGTTTAATAATTTGAAAAATTTGAGGACCGATAATAAAACGTCTAATTGGATTCTCAGGAGTAGTGTCCTCTGTTAGTGGATTATCAGTTACAAATCCTTGGAAGATATAAGAACGTTTCTTCCAATATTTACGACCCATATCTTCTAATGATGGATCTTTAAACCAACCACGTACTTCCTGTAGAATTGGACAGGAATCGCCGTACATTTCCATACACGGAACTTGTACTTGTACCGGACGTGAATCTGTCTCTCCTTTAATACCTTGGAACGGAAGTTTAATTACTAAACGTTCTTTCCAAAAGAAAGTGTTGTCAGCATCGCCATCAGGAAGGAAACGGAAAGTACAACTTTCGCCTTCTTTAATATTCCAAAATGGGTAAACGCTGTTATCACCGCCGCTGCTTGCTATATTACCGCCTGTGCGTGATTCTTGTTCTTTGAGCTTTGCTCTAATTTCTGCTAATGATGCCATAGTTGTGCCTCCTATAATGTTGCCTATGTCTTTGTTTAAGTCGTGTGCCTAAATGTGTAGCACTATTACATACTACACGATATTATTTATCTTGTCAAGCATAAAATGCTTTATTATTGGATTTATCTTAGTCCAGCTAACTCGCGTATTCTATCGTACTCTTCGTTATCTGTTTCCATTTGCTGTGGTTGATTACGCATTTCATATTCTTCGAACTTTGCTGACACTTGCTCAATGAATGACTTAGCAGGATTAATAAACTCTTCGCCGTAATCTTTTTCTACCATAGTTAATACAGCAGTTTCGCCTTTTGGAAATACACCGTTTTCTCTATCAAAGTAACTTAGAATAAACTCACCTAGTGGTGTCTTTTTGTCTTTTTTAGGTGTTATTTTGTCTACTTCGCTGTCTTCGTCATCATCGTCCATGTTAGCATCCCAGTCAAAAGCACCAGGGTGTGGTTCAAATGAACCTTTTGGTTTTTCGTTGTCTTCTCCGATGTTCATGTTTGCTAGTGCATCAACTGCTTGCTTGATTTCTTCAGGTTCCATATCAACGTTTGGAAGTGCTCTTAACACTGCTTGTACCAAATCATGATCTATCAGTGCGTCATTGTCCATGTCTAGCCCATCAGTAAATTCAAAGTATGTACTATCACTAAAGTAATAATCATCTTTTTGAATGTCTTTGGCCATTTCAACTGCATCTTGTGCAAATTCCTGTGCTTGTATATCAATGTCAGACATGCCGCCTTCACTAAACTGTCCCATCATTTCGTCCAAGCCATTTTCTTTTTCAATTTTATTTGCTTTTTTATAAATTTCCATTGCTTGAGGGTCTTCGTCATAAAACATGTCTGCTGCTTGCTGATACATCTTTGCTAGTTGATCATGTACTTCTTCATAACCATCTGCATCATGCATTGCTGCAATATGTGAAATCATTGCTGCTTCTGCTGCTTTTGCACCACGGAAATTTTCTGCACTGATTTCTCTATCCTCGCTAAACTGGCCCATCATTTCTTCAAAGCCATGCTCTACAGCAATTTCTTCTTTAGTTTTTTTATTTTTTTCTTCCTTTGCTACAACTTTAGGATCTGCTTTTGCTTCTCTTACTAAATCATCTGGTCCTAATTCTTGTGCTTTTGTTGCTTCGCTTACTAGTTTATAAATGTATGGGAATACATCTGCTAATTCTTCGTTGAACTGTTTAATAGTAAGTTGATCAGTCCAGTTCTCTGCAACGTCTGCTGGCACATCTTCTAAAATAGGTGCTTCATATGTAGCAAATGCTTCGGCATAAAACTTTGGTTTTTGTAGTGATGTAATTGTTTTTCTCACTGTATTAATACGATCTTTAACAACATCAACATACTCGCTTAGGCTTTCAGCCATTACTGCTGAACGACCCATATATGATTTAAACTTGCGTAGTTTTGCCATCTCTTCTGATAAGCCAATAATGTGTGAACCAAAATCATCGTATAAGTTGCCACCTTCTGATACGTGACGAGCCATTGCTCTTGCGCCACTTAGGTGCTTAAATGGATACTTAAATCTTTCACCGCCTGCACTTTCAATGTAGATAGTACCAATCTTTTTTGTACGTGGATTGGATGCTTCTAAGTTTACATTTTCTGTGTGCTTAATCATTATACGTGCTTCGCCAACCTTTTGATAGCTAGTACGTGCTGTGCCATATAGTTTTGATTCGTTCATATTATCGTCTCCGAAACGTTTTTTTGATAAAAACTTGTAATCTCTTTTTGTTAAATTTGATTTAGTGATGTCTCTTACATCAAAGTCTAATAGGCGTTTCTTACTGAATTGCCTCATATCTTTTAAAAAGTTAAACCAGTTATCCTTTGTTACACTATCTTCATTTGCAACAATGTCTTTAGAATAAATTATTGTAAGTCCGTCGTCTTCGCTTATTTGAATACTTACATTACCTAATGCTCTGCTAGATTCTGAATATTCAAAATCAAAGAATCTTGCTTTAGATGGTTCATTAGTAACTTTACCGTCCTCGCCGCCAATAGTTACACTAGTGAAACGGCCACGGATTTTGTCAAATAAATCTTTACCTATTGTATCTAAATCTTTCATAATGTATTTATCAATAATTGGTACTTATGAAGATCGGCATTGGAGGTTCATAGTCGTCCATATTTTCAGCTTGAGTAAATGTGTTATAGATTCTAGGATCCCAATCTTTAAGTACTGCCATCATCCTGATCGCAAGAAGAGTTGCACTAATTAAATCATCGGTTTGTCCTAGTTTAGCTTGATAACTAGATCCGGTAGCAATATAATTTTTAAGTTCAGATAAGAACGGCTTACTGTGTATAATCATTTTGTCATTTTCGATCATTGTTTTTAATCTACTACACGCTGTAATTTTTGTACTATGCGTAGTATTAAAACCCTTACGGAATTTACGAACGTGTCCTTTGCGGATAGGCTCACTGACAAACAAACCTGGAATGTTCTCTTCACCGAAGTCGTTTATAACGATAAGCGCAGCCTCGCCTATGCCATTGTTCTCCACGCTCCAGTAAATTCCGTTTGGATTACCAGTCTCAGAAACAAGATAATTACAGATGTCCGCCAACACTCTGATCTGTCCAGGTATAGCCGTTGTGTTATGTTGCCATTCTGCAACTTGTTCATAACTGGGTAATTCAAATACTTGTATAGCAGCATTATCGCCACCAGTTCCCATTGACGGATCTAATGCAACTGCATATGTGCAATCATCTGTTGGTTTTTTATACCAACGTGTTTGTCCCATATTTACTAACGGACTTTTGCCTCCCATAGATGCTAGTTTAATTGAGTTAATTAAAGTTTCGTCAAATACTAAGAATTCACAGCCGTATTCACGGCGAAACTTCTCTTCACCGATACGTCCAATTTCTTCCTCTTTCCATTTCTCGTCACGATCAGGATGTTCGTGCCACTCTGATCTAAAACTATGAAATCCGTTTGTGCCAACATCGTTTTCATTGCCGTGTGCATCAAACTTGTCTTCTGCTTGTTTCCAAATAGTAGCAAACGTATCTTCATCTGAGTTTGGTGTGCTTGTAATAATAGCACGACCACCTGTTGCTAGTGTAGGTGATATCGAAGTCCAAAACTCTTCTGCAATGTTTGGCTGCACAAACGCAAACTCGTCACAGTATAATAACGAAATTGACATACCACGTCCTGTGTTGCCTGTTGTTGTTTGCGAAACTATTCTACTACCGTTTTCAAATTCAATACTACCTTTGTTATATGATGTTACACCTGCTCTAATATGATCAGGACAACTC